AGGGAAGAGGGGGGTCGGTGGTGTCGAACGCCTCACAAAAAAACGCCCACCCTTTGAATAATTACATCTAGTGCATGCAGCAACCAGATTATCCATCGAATCATTACCGCCCTTGCTTCTAGGTAATAAATGATCGACAGTCGTAGCTTCTTGCCCACAATAATAACAACAGTTTTGATCTCTTAATAAGACCTTTGCTCTGATCTTTCGCCAATGATAGGTAGATCCTGTGGATCGTAATGCTGATTTAGCCATCAATACCAGCCTTTAGCTTTATGGTGTGCGAGCGCTGTGCAAGCACATCCATCATACCTGTGATTTATGTATTTCAATCCTTGATCTATCTGTTTAATAGGATCTTTTTCTTTACTCTTAAGTATTTGAAATAGACCATAAGCACTTGACTTAGGATTCTTAGCTTTAGGATTCCATCTTGATTCTTTATATACAATCTCATCAAGACAATAGAATTGTTCAAAGTCATAATTCATTTTATGAAATGTAATTTGTTTTAATGTATTAACCTTAATGGTTTGAGATTCAGCTATTTCAAGGCCACTCATTTGTGCTACAAATAGAGCGATCCCAACTAGCGTGCACCTTGCGAGCAATCCGCGTTGCGGCTCGCCTTTTCGCCTTGAGGGCGAATGCGTCCTAGAGCGTATCATATGTGTCAATACCTACCTAACAAAACCGCAGATCAGACGGCATGTCGTGATCCGTAAATCATCTGTTTCATTCCATGTTTGATCATAACCAATCTCAGACATTTCTTTGTGCCAATGCTTCAGCCATACCATTACTACCGGGAAACAAATCATCCAATTGATCTCCTTTTTGATAGTTTAATAAGTCCAATATCCATAGATTGAATTCTAATGGTTTAGCTCCTGTAAGTCCTTTTTTCATAGCTATACGGCAGCTAAGCCAATCCCTAACCATAGGCTTACGTTTATTATCTTTACGACCACCATGTAATAACACGGCTTCCCAAGCGTATTGAACAGTTGTAGGTCTTATTTGATGAAATGTTTTAGTCCAAGCACAAACCCTAAGATCTTGATGATATTGCATAATCCAAGAAAGATCAGCTGGATTACAACTTAAAGCCCAACCATCTGGGTATTCAACCATTAAACGATGAATTAAATCTATGTGTTCCTGTTTATGATCCCAAACTGCAGCCTGATCGTGCAATTTTCCATAGTGTTTTTTTCCTTGTTTGAAATATGGTGGATCAGCATAAGCAAATTTCATAACTCCCTTACCCATCTTTGTTTTGGCATAGTAGGTTGATCCGTTCTGCGTTCTTTACCATCAGTATGCTTCCATTGACCACCAGCTGTAATTGCTTCCATTTTCCAACCAGAGGCTTTTAAGCTAGTTCCTGATTCAATTTCAAGAATATAAGTTTGTATTTTTTTGTAACCAAGTTCTTTAGATGCCCTTGCAGCAGCCTGATACAACATTGAGCACGCATTCTTTTGACCATTTGTGCATAACCTTGCCACCTCAATTGTAAAGCCATCATCAGAGTTCCTTGCAACTGGCCTACCCATTATTGCTACTCCTATCAGATTATCGTCATTAGATAACCCAATTGAAAACTTATGACCAACGCTAGGCTTGTGATGCCTATGGTGTTTGGCTACAAATTCGTTGGCAGCTTTTAATGTGATAGGCACAATTTTCACTTAGATTTACCTGCCCATCCATCACCCTTAAATGAGATGCCCGGAGCTGAATAAACTCTTGCCATAGCAGTCTTACATCTAGGACAATTCATGCCCCCATCATCCTCTTTGTAAGTCCTGTGTACTGATCCAAATGTGCCGCATTCTTTGCAACTGTATTCATAGGTAGGCATTACTTTGCTCCAATCAAATTACATGTATGACATGGCATTTCCTTAAACTGCCAAGATCCACACTTATCGCATCTGCTTATGTCAGAGTCAGGAACAGTTAAAGCCTCAGCTATATTCTTGACCCCAACGCATCCACAATCCATGCACTGATAAGTCTTAAATCCATCAGGCATGTCTATTGCATCAAGCCACAAAAACTCTGTGGCTCTTTTGCAACCATTACATTTAAAGCTTGTTGGAATCGTCATAGTTAATCAATTCGTGGCATTTGAAACATGTGCCATCCTTAAAGACTCGGTCATCATCGCAAACCTCGCATTTGATAACTGATTGCTCAAGATGAACACCATCGTCATCCATAACTACTTGCATGCCCTTACCATTAATGAAAGCGATGTAACCCATTATTCGACTCCCTCAAAGAACCATTTGCCATTAGCTGTGAGTTTTGCCCATTTGGCATGTTCGGTAACCTTGCCCTTGCAGACATATCCGTAATATGGTTTGCCTGTTTTGGATATGCCTTGCTTAAGAATATGACCATGTTCGCAAGCAGGTGGTTCATTTGGCGTTGACGCACCAATAGAATCGACAACCTCAGCAACTGACCAAGCCTGTGGATCATCTTGCTTATTCTCAACTGCGAATGAAGCTCTTAGAGCATCCTCAACAGCTGCGGATTTAGTGCCGGGCGCTCCGTATCGCCTTTCCTGTAATTTCTTTTCGTATTCATTTGGCTGATTATTATTTACCTTAGCCATTTCCTCTCTTGAAGCGCGTTTGCCTTTAGCTGCGAAACCAGCATTTGCGAGCGCACGACCGATCGCTGAAGTCTCACAATTCTCCAATGCAGAAGTTGAATTAACACCCTTCTCCGTAATGACTTCAAAAGCAAGTCCAGTTGAGCAAGGCTTAATATCTGCCTCAGTCTTAAATATCTTAGCGAATACAACGAACCGCTTTTCAGTCGCTTCAATGAGTTCAGTCTCGATACGATTATCAGGGTATTTCTCATGCCATTTCTCCAGTCTTGATTCTACTGTTTCATAATTATCTAAATTAAACATTATTCCTTCCATTCAAAGTCTTGATCTTGGACTGCTTCGAGAACTGTCCTATAGATAGCACCATAGGCGACAAAGTCTTTAATTGAGTCGTAGTGATCTGGAGTTTCAGTAAGCCTAGAAACCTTGACCAACGCCATACATAAAGCAGCTTGGTGTGGTGTGATTGGGTAATCAAGATATGCACTCCACAATCCTGCGATTCTTTTGTGATTGTAGTATGGGTGTCCATAGACACTTCCACGCTCTTGGATTGTAGTAATGACCTCATTTAACAGATCCTCAGTTTTTGTCATAATCAAAAACCTGATCTAACTTCATTTTTCTTACACGCTCTTGGTGTTCCAAACTAGCACGCCACCCATCCTGACGGCCAGACCAATACCCGTTTTCGTAGTGTTCATTATTTGTGTGCTTTATTAGCCACCATGCAACTGCCATGCTTCCGGCAATTAATAACCACATTCCTAGTATTTCCATTATTGCTCCCGTTCCGCAAAACATTTGTTTGCGTTGGGATTAGTATGACTGGATTTACCGACAGCGCAATAACTTCTTGGCGCGTGTTTTATAACGATTAGATAACGCTAATATCCTCAAAGTCATCGATATGGTCATCAATCGTCCTATCCCGATAATCGGTTTCACGCCCCATAACTCTTTCCTAAAGCTGTAAATGAGCCATCTTTATTAATCGGAATAAGCGTTGGAGTCATGTTTTTGCCATTCCATTCAAGGATAGCGATACCCATCTGCCAGTTGGCTAAGCCCTTTGTATAGGACGCTTTAGCCTTATTCATAAGGTTGCCTACTTCAATGCCATATAAAGGCCTGTAATGGCCTCCTAAGCCCTCAGAATAGGCACTCATACCTAACTTATGGGTGTGGCCACAAACTACGCTCTTACCAGCCTTTTTGGCCAGATTTAGGGCAGTTATGCCAGCGTTGGGATTTGAGTTACCTTCATCCCCATGAGCCAAGATCCAGCCTTTTTCAAACTCGTAGAATGATTTGTGAAATGTTATGCCTAAAGAATCAAAATCCATGAACTTGGAGTATTGCAGCTCAGGTAGGCTAATTAAGCCAGGCACTTTCAATAAAGTGTTGTAAAGCCTATCGGTGTGATTTGATCTAACAATATGAGCTTCTTTAGCATTCTCAGTTAAAGCCCAAAGAATATCTTGAGTTGCCTTACGATCAGAATCAAGGGTTTGTTGATAAGCCAAAGGTGTTTTCTCAGCCCAACGGCTAATGGTTTGGAAATCGATTTCATCTCCAACACAAAGAACAGAATCAAACTTTTCTTTGCGTGCTAACTTAATAACATTTTTTACAGCTGTTTCATGGTGGTATGGGATTTGTAAATCCGAAATTACCAAGTATCGCTTAATCGTCATCCTCATCTGGAGTTGGGATAGTTGGGATTATTCCTTTATCGCCTACGATCCAGTCAGGCATTGAGTCAGGATTATCCATTAGATATAGTGCTACCGACTCAGAGAATCCAGCCTTACGAGCTGTTTTGAATATCTCATGTTTAACGATATACCATTGATCCAGTTTGCTTATTTCAGGAGTGTGGCGAACGCGACGACGATTAACTTTTTTGCGTTTAGGTTGTTTCCGTGTGTTCGCCATAGCAAAATTATCGCTTACTGATTAAGGTGAACAGATCATCAACACGCTGTTCAAGTCTAGTAATTTGATCTTTCATTGAACTACCAGAATTGGGTTTAAGTTCACTTAGAAAACTTTTAATAACCCATCGTAGAGCCAGCAATAAAGCGCCCGCGATACTGCAAACGCCAACGCCAAATGCGACTAATTCGTTTGGTGTCATTTTTCGCTAAGGCCATAATCTGCTTCACTCCCGGACTTTGGATCTAATGCTTTTGCTACTGGAGCAACAACAGCACCAAGTAATGTTGCATAGGCTGGATGAATGTCAGCCACGATTGCTAAAGCAACTGTTATTCCACTAGCTGCAACAGCTCTCAAATATGACTTAATTGCTGCTTTGTGTTTTTTAGATAGTTTCATTAATTGCCTTTCAGTAGTGGGATGTCGAACTTCTCGCCAGTTTGATTTGGCTTAAAACTAAAATGAATGTGGGAATGGTGGGGATTTAATCCGCGATACTTAACCCATCGCCATAGCGACTTACCTGAACATATTTTACCAGCATGGATTATGTAAGAAATACGCTTATCTTTTTTTGCTGTGAGTCGAAGTTGATCTGCCAGAGCATGACTAATCCCTTGCTCGTTAGAAAGGCCAGAGTCAATATCGAGCGCGCATACTTCGGCTGTGTCTGGTCGTGGGTTGTGATCCGATTTTCGAAGTGCATGTTTACTATCAGAAATCCACCCATCGCTGCGCTTATCGCGATCCAACCATGTTTCATTTATTTGGTCGCGTAGCGTTTTAGCAGCTTTAGATAACCAAGGCTTCATTAGCCAAGAATCAATTTTGCTTCATCAGCAGTTAAACCTAAGCGATCAAGAATTGCTTGGCGTGAGGCTTCCTTTGCTTCGGCTTCCGCTTTTGCTGTTGCTGCATTATCAGTATCTAATTTCATTTGAGCAATTTCCTCAGCGTTGGCATCTCTAATAATTTCCTCGCCAGTTTCGCAATTAACAATTTTTACCTGTGGTTTAGATTTAGTCATTATTTAACTCCGTAAAGTAGAATTGAACCTGATGTAAAATTGCCAGTGCTAGGAAGAAAATCTAAAGACGAAATTGCAGATGTTTGATTATATAAAGCAAATCCAGCCCTATAATTGTAAGTTGTAGTAGTTGTAAAATTTGTAGTTAATGAATAAAAATTTCCAATTTTCCAAGTTGTTGTATTTACATAATCAGGAATATATAAATAATTAATACTTTGTGTGACTGCATTATCACTTGAAGTAGAAATAGTTACATTTGTTGCACCAAAACTAAGATTATCAGCCGCTGCTGTGTCATAACCTGCTACTGAGTGTCTATTAGCATTTGTATCACTATTAAATCTCATTCTAAAAGAAGCACCATCTGATGCTGGTAAAAAATTCCTTATAATTATGTATAAATCTTTATAGGTTGCTGGAATAGATGAAAGTGTTACCGATGCACCTGATAAAGTTGTAGTGCTAATTAAAGTCATACCACCACTTGCAGGTGTTGCCCATTCTAATCCTGTTGCCTGACCTGATGCTGCGGTTAAAACTGTTCCATTAGCACCAACGGCTAATCTAGAAACTGTGTCAGCTGCTGTGGCTGCAATAATGTCGCCTTTAGCATCGACAATAGTTTTAGCAATTGCGTTACCAGCATTTGTAAATACTGTGGTATCAATTGCAGTTCCAAGTGATCTAATTGCTGCTGCGCCATCTTTAACTAGCGCGGTGTCATCTGGAGTAGTCCAGCTATAATTGGTAGTGGTTGCCATTTTATCCTATCCTCATGCGACTATTGTAGCGTATTCCCAAGTTAATGTTGGGTCTATTGTGTTCCAAGCCTCTGTTATTGGCGTGGTATTCCAACGCATCGCCACTTGGCTAAATGCAACTGGAGAAACATTGATTGTTAAAAACAGCTCATTGAACCTAGTGCTCCATGACCAGCCCTCAACATAACCTTCAAATTCTCCACCTGATATTTGGTTAGGTCTCTT